CTGCTGAGGTAACAGGCAGAGAAGTAAAAACTGTTCCGCAAATTTACTATAATGGTCAATATATAGGTGGTTATGAGTCATTAATGACTATGCTACATGATAATGTCTCTTCTCAAGAAGATGACGAATGCAGAGCGTGTGAAGGATAAGGAGATAATATGTCTACATATACAGACGAACTAAAACAAGAATTAGATAGGGTTACTATTAAAGGCAACCCTGATAAAAATTCTTTTGCTAAACTTGCTTCTATTATTTGGAGAATGGATCAGCGTATTCAAAAGTTAGAAGAAGAAATTGTTGTTGATGAAAAACCTGCGAAGAAACCAAAAACATCAAAAAAGGAAGATTAATGTCATTACTAGAAGAATCTAAAACTTATAAACCATTTTTTTACCCGTGGGCTGTAGACTTAGTCAAAAAACATGAAGAAATTCATTGGGTAGAAGACGAAGCTGAATTGTCAGAGGATGTACAAGATTGGCGCACTAAATTAAATGATGGTGAAAAAGAATTTATTACACATATCCTTAGATTGTTTACACAATCAGACGTTCAAGTTGGAGCTAACTATCACGATTTTTTAATTCCTAAATTTAAAAATAACGAAATTAGAAATATGCTTGCATCGTTCGCTAATAGAGAAGGTGTTCATCAAAGAGCATATGCTCTTCTTAACGATACATTAGGGCTACCTGAAGAAGATTTTCATAAGTTTTTAGAGTATTCTGAAATGGCAGATAAAATTGAATACATGCAAGACAATAATAACCAGACTCATACAGGTCTTGCTCTTGCGTTAGCACAGTCAGTTTTTAATGAAGGTATGTCACTTTTTGCTTCTTTCGTTATGTTGCTTAACTTTCAACGGTTCGGTAAGATGAAGGGTATGGGTACTATTGTTGAATGGTCTATTCGTGACGAATCTATGCACGTTCAAGGTAATGCTAAATTGTTTAGAACATTTTGTGATGAACATCCTAGAATTGTTACAGATGAGCTCAAATCTAAAATTTATCAAATGTCTAAAGACCAGGTAGCGTTAGAAGATAAGTTTATTAAACTTGCTTTCAAAGGCAACAATATTGAAGGTCTTACAGAAAAAGAAGTAAAGCAATATATCAGACATATTGCAGATAGAAGACTTCTACAATTAGGAATGAAGCCTAAATTTAACGTCAAAGACAATCCTATTTCATGGCTTGACTGGGTTCTAAATGGTACTTCACACGATAATTTCTTTGAAAAAAGAGTTACAGAGTATTCAGTTACTGGTATGGAAGGAAGTTGGGGAACATATGAAAGGACAGCTGCATGACTTTACATGAACAAATTCAAGAACAAATGGAAAAATATTTAACTGAAGCAGAAAGATTTGACAATAAAGGAATCAAAGGCGCTTCTACCTCTACTCGCAAAGCTTTAGGAGAGATTGCTAAACTTTGTAAGTTAAGAAGAGCAGAAATTCAAGACAAAAGGAATAATATGTAATGGAAATGCTTGAAGCTTTAATTAAAAAATATGAAGGTGAGATTGCTGTAGCTCAAGCTACTATCCGTATCTATATGAATAATAGTGTAGGTATTGGTGAGCACCCTCAACATGCAGAAGAAATTGATACTTTGTTAGCTTCTATTGCTGATCGTCAAGACAAAATTGAAGCTGCTGTTGGCATTTTGGATACCAATTTAACGGTACAAAATCTGTTAAATGAGTCATCCTCAATCTAATATTGATCATGTCATTTAAGCAAAGAGGATCTTCTCTTTGCTGCCATTGTAGTAAAAATTCAGCCATCTTAGCATATGATTTTTGATTGTATGCTTTGATGGTTTCTTTTACCAACTTACCTTCATATTCTTTAACAATTGTCGAGGATCCGAAATACTTTTCATACAGTTTTTCTGATTTACCAGAATACCCGATATAATATCTACCGTCTGGAAAGTATGTACAATACACTCTATGCACTTTAGGAGGTGTTTTTTTTCGCTTTCTCATAAAATATTTATCATGTTGCTCTATAATAAATACAAGGTACAAGATTGATGATCGTGTATAGAATAGACGGGCTGGACGTGGGGGCAGTACCCACCGCCTCCACCATAATTACTTAGAGATATACATGTTTAAATTAATTAAAAATTGGTTTGAAAAGTGGCTTGCTGAAAAAGAAAAAAGCAGAGTGAAATATTTAGGTAAGTAATTATGATGGGGGCGAAATAGGATCGACAGACGTGGTAAAGGTATTCGTAGATCGAAGTACATTTAAAGTAACTGCAAAACGCAAGTCTACTTTCGCTTCAATCCTTAGCGTGAAGAAAGAAACTGTTTCTTCTTCTGCTCAGGCTCTTGCAGCAATCGCCTAGTAGAGTTAAGTACTACTAGCGGGGTTTTTGGAGAGTTTTCCTGGCAACAGAAAAACTCTCTTTTTTTATAAATACTTAGTATTTCAAAAAGGGAAAAAAATGCCATTAGCTTTTGCCAGATCAATATTAGCGGGTGGGGCAGCTGAACCTACATATTCAATTACATCAAATAAAGTTTCTGTTAACGAAGGGGAATCGGTAACATTTACTCTTACCACAGAAAATGTTGATGTGGGTACAAATGTTCCATACACAATAACAGGTATTTCTTCTGCTGATATAGGAGGAACAAGCCTTACAGGTAATTTTACAATAGAAGCTGATGGAACAGATAGTCTTACTTTTTCCTTAACAGAAGATGCTGTTACTGAAGGTGATGAAAACTTTTTAATTACGTTAGATGTTATTGAGGCTGTTGGAAGTGTATCAGTTACTGACACATCACGTACTCCAACTTATAGTTTAAGCAGATCAGCTTCTTCAATTAATGAAGGAGGGACAGTTACTTTTTACCTTACAACAACAAATATTGCAAACGGTACAAACGTGCCATACACTATAACAGGTATTCAAAGCGCTGACATAGGCTTAGGATCTCTAACAGGTAATTTTTATGTATCCAATAATGCTTCACAGTTAGCTGTATTTGTTAACGCTGATGAGTTAAGTGAAGGTAACCAGACAATGACTATTAGTGCAGGTGGCACTAGCACAAACTGTTTAATTAATGATACTTCTAGAGCCTCAACTTATACATTAAATACATTTAGCGATACCACTCCTAATGAAGGCGATACCGTTTCGTTCACAGTTACAACGGTTAATGTAAATGAAACTATGTATTATGAGGTTCAAGGTTCTAGTACTGATTTTACCGGTTATTCTGGAGCTATGACGCTATCAAGTACAACAAATATCAATGGTGGTCTTGACACACAAAGAGTTTGGACAGGTTCTTTTGTCGTAGTTAATGATAATTTGACAGAAGGAAACGAAAGTTATTGGTTCCGTGTTACAACAGGCAACACAATCTCTAATGGCGGCTTACTCAGACTGTCTCAATACTTTACTGTTCAAGACACATCTTTAAATATTGATTTCTTTAGTTCAACAATTTACAACACTGGTATTAACACAGGTGGTTTCAATCCTCATTTAGGTATTGATCAAGCCAATGATATGATAATTCATAGTGGTAGTTCATCAAGTATGAATTTGTATCAAAGGTCTAACCGGTCTCTTTGGATGAGTAATATAACTGTAGGTTCTAACGGAACGGGAAATACAACTTTATATGGTGGTTATTCAGGTCAATTAGCATTTTCTGGTTATTCTTCTTATTGGAACGTTGCAGGTGGATACTGGAGTAATTCTTCCAGAACTTGGAGTGGGGGTTCTAATGGTTATTACAATAGTAATTTCATTTCAAATGGTCAATTTACAAATGATGTTCAACCTTATTTGAACGGTTCAGCTTGGACAGTTGCATCAGTCAAATACCCTCGCGTATTTGAATGTGGTAGAAACTATTCTAGTACAGATCTCAATTTTAAAATTCATGAACATACATCAGGCGGAGGTACTACATTAAATCAAGTAAGTAGTGTCTTTCACAATTACAACACTCACACAGGACGTACATTAAACACTAGCTGGTTGATTATTACAGCACACGATCCTGAAACCGGGTATTGGTACCTCTTTACAAGAGGAGATACAACAAACTGGGGCACATGGTGTGAGGTGTGGAATCCTTCAGACTCTACAACACCTTATCTTGGAAGATTTAATCATGGTATCCCTAACATGTTAAATGCTACCATCTCTAGAGATGTTATGGTAATGCTTCCTAGAGGAAGTACTGGTCAAGCTATGAGAGTAAAAACTTCTAGATAAATTAGGTAAAAAATTAAGTAAAACTGTTATAAATATATTAGACGTCGAGTAATCGAGTCTATATCAACTGTCCATAAAACGGAGGTTAACATGACAGGAACTTATGCATTGCCTAGACAGGCATTTATTGGGTTTGATCGTATTTTTGATCAACTCGAATCAATCCACAGCCAAGCTAAAGATACTTATCCACCACATAATGTTGTTCGTGAAAACGAATTTCAGTATATTGTGGAGTTAGCCGTTGCTGGATTTACCGAAAAAGATGTTACCATTGAAGTGAAAGATCATATCTTGACTGTAACTGCTCAACGTGAGCAACGTAGAGAACAAGAGAAGTATCTTCACAAAGGTATCTCTGCTCGGAAGTTCAAAAAGTCATTTCGTCTCTCAGAATATACTGAGGTACGAGGAGCTGAAATGAAGGATGGAATACTTGCGATTGGCCTCGAAGTAGTCCTTCCAGAAGAGAAGCGTCCCCAGACAATTCAAATCAATAGTCATATAAAGGGGATTAAAAATGACAGTACTAGCACTAAGAAGTTATTCTCTTCTTAAATCATCATTTATTACTGCGTTCGCAGCTTGGATGATAGGTCACATGAAAGCAGTAGGTAAAGCGATAGAAATATCACGCTCTATGGCTGCTAACGAGCAAATTGCTCGTCAACTTCTTCCAGAATACAGGGAACACACTTATTATAGTTTGTTAGCTGAATTGAATAGAAAAACAATGGAGCGTGTTTATGGTAAATAATTTATGGAAATATTTCTTTAAAAAAGCCGGTTGTTCTCCAGATTCTATTTGGGAAGTTGAAAAACTACTTTCCGCACAGGTTAACAGGATTAACTAATGTGGCCTTATACTGAAGAAGAAAATGATCAACTAAACTAAAATAAATATAAGGAGTGGGTAACTGCTCCTTATTTTTTTATGGAGGTCTAATGCACGGGTATCCTAGAACTTGCAAGAAATGTGGTCACAAATGTCACTGCTATCAACCAGATTGTGATCAATGTATTAATGACGTATGTGTAAAATGTGATTGTGATAGAGTAGAAATAAAAGATATCCCAGATACTTTTTTAAAAACCCCAGGGTAACATCATATTAAAGATAAGCCTTATAAAAAATCTTTTACTCCTCCTATAATATATACGTAGGAGGTGTGATATGGCTCATAAATCAGAAATTGTAGATACTCGCGGACATCACTTAGTTGGTGTCCTTTGGCCTGTTACAGGCTCAAAAGGGGATCAATATCATGTAGAAATGACTAATTGGGGTTTTGAATGCTCTTGTGTTGCTTATCGTAAATGTAAGCATATTAAATCAGTCGAAGAAAAATTTAACGATTAAATATATAATGTAATCAGGTAGCGCCTGTTAAGTAAAACAGCTAGGAGAAAAAATGAGTGATCTATTAAGTAAGTTGAAGAAAACTTCAACTGTAAAACAATCTGAGGTTTTATCTAAATCTCTACTATTCAATAAAAAAGATATGTGTCCAACAGACGTTCCTATTTTGAACGTTGCTTTATCAGGTTCTGTAGATGGTGGTTTGACTTCTGGTCTTACAGTTATTGCAGGTCCATCTAAACATTTTAAATCTAATCTCGCTCTGCTTATGGCAGGCGCTTATTTAAAAAAGCATAGCGACGCTGTATGTCTACTTTATGATACAGAGTTTGGTATTACACCAGAATATCTAAAATCTATGAATGTAGACCCAGAGCGAGTACTTCATACTCCGGTTGAGCACGTAGAGCAGCTTAAATTTGATATTACTCGTCAATTAGAGAATATTGAACGAGGTGATAAAGTTGCTATTGTTATTGACTCAGTTGGTAACTTAGCATCTAAGAAAGAATTAGAAGATGCTCTCAACGAAAAGTCTGTAGCAGATATGTCTCGTGCTAAAGCGCTTAAATCTTTATTCCGTATTTGTACTCCTTATCTTACCACTCGTGATATACCTATGCTTGTTATTAACCATACATATCAAGAAATTGGATTATTTCCTAAGGAGATTATGTCTGGTGGTACCGGTATCTATTACTCAGCTAATCAGATCTTCTTTATGGGTCGCCAACAAGAAAAAGATGGTAAAGAAATTTCTGGTTATAACTTTATGATTGGTGTTGATAAGTCTCGTTTTGTAAGAGAAAAGACACGCCTTCCACTATCAATTAGTTGGGAAGGAGGTATCAACAAATGGTCTGGTTTGTTAGATGTGGGTATTGAGATTGGGTGGATTCAAAAACCTGCTAATGGATGGTTTGAGGGTATTGATCCATCTACAGGCGAAGTTATTAGAGACAAAAAACGTCGTAAAGATACAGACACAGCAGAGTTTTGGCTTCCAATGTTTAAAGCTGGTTTTGCAGATGCAATTAAAAAGCGTTTTTCTATTAGTGAAGTAAGAGCTGTTATAGAAGAGCCAGAAGAGGTAGATGATGAAGCCGAATCCGAAGAACTTTGAGCCTTTTAAAGATCCTAACGGAGGCGAATGGATTAAGATTAAGAATGGTAAATTCAAAAACACAATCTGGCGCCCTGTTGATATGAAATTAGAAAATGATGATGGATTTTTAACATTTACTACAGAATTTTTAGGTGATGTTCCTGAAGACATTAATTCGTTTGAAAAATTATCAGGTTCTATAATTAGAGATATTATAACAGAAACGGTTAATAATGAAAACAGCGATAGTAATACCAGCAAGACTTGAATCGACTAGGTTTCCAGAAAAGATGTTAGCTAAAGTAACTAAAGAGCATTCTCTTATTCAGAGAGTGCATCACTGGTGTTGTTGCTTTCATGATAAAGAAGACGTCTATGTAGCTACAGATAGTAAAAAGATTGCATCTCTGTTTCCAGGTAAAGCTATTTTGACTAGCTCTAATTGTGTAAACGGAACAGCTAGAGTTGCTGAAGCTGCTAAAGATCTAGATTACGAAAATATTATTAACGTACAAGGAGACATGATTGATGTTCCTCCTGTGTTTGATATGTTAATTGGTAGATTACTTAACTATGATGTAGCTACTGTTTATACTCATTTTAACGATAAGCAAAGGCAAGATCCTAATTCAGTTAAGATGGTTCATAACTTAATGACAGCTCAATGGTTTGCTAGAGGAATAACAGGTTATGGAGACTGGCATTTAGGTATATATGCTTATAAAAAATCTGCGCTTATGGCTTATAATTATCTTACTGTATACGAACCTGAAATGTATGAATCACTAGAACAATTAAGATGGTTACAGAACGGCTATCAAATCGGTGTAGTTCATACTAATGAACCTTGTGCTGAAATTAATACTAAAGAGGATCTAACTAATTGGCAATTGACTCACCAGAACTAAGAAAAGGAATTATTTATAACTTACTCAAGAGTGATGAGTTTTGTCAAAAAGTATTACCCTTCCTAAAAAAAGAATATTTTACAGACAAGCACGAAAGTATAATATTCGAAGAAATTTATAATTATTATAGTAGCTATAATAATGCTCCTAAAGCTGCAGCTATTAAAATAGAGCTCGAATCTCGCAATGATCTTACGGAGTCAGTGTATAATGAATCTATGAAACTGCTTAATACTGATGTAGAACCTATATCTAAAATTGAGTTTTTAGTTAACAAGACAGAACAATGGTGTCAAGAAAGAGCTATAGTCAATGCAGTGTATAAAGCAGTAAATGTTATAGGAGGAGAAGATAAGAAAACTCCTATGTCTGCTCTTCCTGAATTGCTCACTCAAGCTATTTCTACATCATTTGATAAATCTGTAGGTCACGATTATGTTGAAGAAGCAGACGATAGATGGGAATTTTATAATCGTAAAGAGCTTAAAATACCATCTGGTTTAGAACATATGGATTATATTCTTAGAGGTGGTTTTCCTTCTAAGACTCTAGGTGTTATTATGGCTGGTACAGGTGTTGGTAAATCTTTGTTTATGTGTTCTATGACTTCTAACCTTGTAGAATCAGGTCACAATGTATTATATGTTACTATGGAGATGGCAGAAGAAAAGATTGCTCAACGAATAGACCAGAACTTGCTTAATCTTAATAACGAAGAATTAGAAGTTATTGCTAAAGATTCGTTTATGAAACGGTTTGATAATCTTAAAATGAAAACTAAAGGCCAGTTGGTTGTTAAAGAGTATCCTACTAAATCTGCGCATGCAGGTCATATTAGAGCTTTGCTCAAAGAACTTAAGCAAAAGAAAAATTTTATACCTGACCTTGTTTGTATTGATTATCTTAATATTTGTCAATCTATGAGCGCGAATAAACAAGCTAATTCATATGAACAAATTAAATCTACTGCTGAAGAATTAAGAGCTTTAGCTATGGAGTTTGATGTTCCTGTATTAACTGCTACTCAGACTAACCGTCAAGGTTTTAGTGATGCAGATGTAGAAATTACATCAGTATCAGAATCGTTTGGTCTTCCTATGACAGCTGATTATTTTTTTGCTATGACTACTACTGATAAGCTTAGAGATGAAAGCATGATTAGATTTACTCAGCTTAAAAACAGATACGGTGATCCTTCTGATAGACGTAATTGGTTATTAAATGTTGACTATGCTAAAATGAGAGTTACTGATCTTCCTAATCAACCTTCATCTATTGAAGCTCAAAACGATGCTATGGTAAACACTTCTACAGATACAAAGCCTATTATGGACATTAATTGGGAATAATGAATCAAAAAGACTTTGATAAAGAATTTTATGATTTGTCTCCTGATGAATTGTGGGTTTATAACAAACTACAAATATCTTGTATGATGGGTTATAGATGTGGTCCTGTAGGAGTAAATGTTCCTAAACCTAATAATTATATTGTAAGACCAGCAATAAACTTTTTAGGATTAGGCTTAGGAGCTAAGTTTATGTGGTTAGAAGATTCCACTGATGATCTTCCTATAGGTCATTTTTGGTGTCAAGTTTTTAGAGGTAATCATTATTCTGTAGATTATGAATACGGTAAACTCAAAAGAGTGACTCAAGGTATTCATGGTAAAGATATAACTAAATGGAATAGGTGGATAACAGTCAAAAAAGACTTTCCTTTTCCTCACATACTAATCAATTTTAGAGATAAACCTAATATTAATTGTGAATTTATTGGCAACAAACTAATCGAAATTCATATTAGAAAAAATCCAGATTTTTCTTATAATAATAATGTCTTTATACCCGTTTGGGAAGGTGATCATATTGATCCTCCAGACGGGTATCGGTATGTAGAGTGCCCAGACGTAAACGGTAGGATAGGAGCTTACGTTGATATTACTTGATTATTCATCAATTGCGATGTCGTCTATTATGGTTAGAGTGGATGATTTTATGGACGAACCAGGATTAGTTCGCCATCAGATTTTTAATATCATTCGTCAGTATAACGAAAAGTTTCGTAATGAATTTGGTGAGATGGTTATTGCTATGGATCATACTAATGTATGGCGTAAGAAGACTTTTCCTCAGTATAAGGCTAATCGCAAAAAACAACGTAAAGAGTCTAAGCATGATTGGAATGCTATCTTTACTATGATGAACAACGTACGAGAAGAAATAGAAACATACTCTCCTTATCGTTGTGTTCGTATTGAAGGATGTGAGGCAGATGATGTTATTGCTACTATTGTAGAAGCTAATATGAACCCTACTCCTACTGTTATCGTATCACCAGATAAAGATTTTGTACAGCTACAGAAATATCCTAACATTAAACAGTTTTCTAACATTCAGAAGAAATGGATAGAACCTGATATTGATCCTATTACTGATTTAGAAATTAAAATACTCAAAGGTGATATGGGTGATGGTATTCCTAACGTAATGTCAGATGATAATGTGTTAGTTGAAGAGGATGCTAGACAAACACCTCTTCGCAAAGCTAAGATGGATATGCTTATGCAAGACCCTGAAGCATTAGGTACAACAATTGCTCGTCGTATTATACGTAATAGAGATATGATTGATCTGAGCAGATGTCCTGATTATCTTAAACAAGAGATTCTAGAAGCTTTTGATAAGCCTGCAAAAGGTTCTATTAATCGTTTAATGACATTGTTTACAAAAAATCAAATGAAATTGCTTATGGAGTCTCTTCAAGATTTTGAAGTTAAGCTATAATAAATAATATTGTTATAACAATAAAAGGAGATCCTTATGACTTATGTAAGACCTGATGCTTCTGGTACTAACGACCAGACAGCTATTGACGGAAAAGGTGTGGCTTTTGGTGCAGCGGTACAAGCTTCTGCAGCAGGGTTCGGTGTAACTGGTACTGATGGTACTAATACACATGAAATTTTAGATGCATTACCAATGAATAGAGCTGCAACACAAAATTCAATCGAAGCAGCATCAACTGTTGATTTTTCTACTCAAGATTTATTGACTAGTGGTGAAATTGCTGCGTTAGCTGATAGTAGAGCTCACGCAACAACATCTGACCTAACATAATATGTCTAAAGCAGTTTTTAGTTTTGGTAGGATGAATCCTCCTACTATAGGACATGAAAAACTGGTTAATAAAGTGAGAGCGGTCGCTAGAGCTCATAAAGGTGACCCTCTCATTTATCTTTCTCATACACACAAACTTCCAAAAGATCCTTTAGAATACAAAGACAAAATTAAATTGGCTAAAAAAGCTTTTGGTAATATTGTAAAAATGTCTAGAGCTAACACTATAATAAAAGTGCTTCAAGAATTAGAGAAAAAATATGATGAGGTTGTTTTGGTTGTAGGTTCAGATAGAGTATCAGATTTTAGAGAACTTGTAAACACATACAACGGAAAAGACTATACGTTTGATACTATAGATGTAGTATCAGCTGGTGAGCGCGATCCAGATGCTGACGACGTTTCAGGTATGTCAGCTTCAAAAATGAGAGAATTAGCGACTAATGAAGACCTTAAACAGTTTAAATCTGGTCTTCCTAGAAATCTGCAAAGAGACGCAGAAAATATTATGAAAATGGTAAGAAAAGGACTAAATTATGAACAATATCAAACCACGGGACATGCAAGTCTTCGAGATTTTGTCGGAGATAAGTAACCTTACATCTGACGAACTTAAAACAAATACACTTCAAAAAAAATATTATGATCATACTCCTCTTCACAGAATCTTGAAGATGAATTATTGTGACACGATTCAGCCTATGGTCCCTGATGGTACTCCTCCGTTTAATAGAAATGAAAATGCTGATGGACCTAATCACGCTTCTCTCTGGGAATATATTAGACTTTTTCCTGTTATTGTAAGATCTGCTCAATCAGTTAAAATGAAACCTTTGCAAATTGAACGTACTTTTATTGAAATGTTAGAAGCTGTAGACGCAAAGGAAGCTGAAATTGTTTGTCTAGCTAAAGACAAAAAATTACAAACAAAATATGAAATTAGTTCAGATGTTGTTAAAAAAGCTTTTCCAGTTCTTAATATCTTATCTATAGAACCACAAGTAGAAAAAACCAATGAAGAAAAGGCAGCGGAATATATAGAATTAGCAAAAGTTAAAAAAGCTGAAGCAAAAAAATTATTTGATGAAGCGAAACAATATATTTTAAAAGCGGAAAAACTTAATAATGAAAATGCTTGAGCAAACTAATATTACTTTTGATATTGCAAAATTAAAACCTGTTATTCATGAGCAAGCTTTTGATCTTCATTATAACCACGTTTATAAACAACATGTAGATAGGTTTAATGAAGGCACCGGTGACTTTGCTTTTGATAAAGCAGGAGCTTTTTTACATAAATTATATTTTGATAATATTAGAGAGTATAGAATAAACAATGAACCCCAGGGTAAATTGCTAGCAATTATGGAAACTAGATATGGTTCTTATGAAAGATTTTTATCTACTCTATTAGATAAAGCAAAACTGCTTCAAGGTAATGGATGGGTTTTTATGAATACTAGCGGTTATTTAAATATTATTCCTAACAATAGAATTGTAGATAACGTAGCTATGGTTATTGATTGTTGGGAACATGCTTTTATGTTTAATTTCGGCAATAGTATAGAAAATTATATTAAACAATCTATCAATATTATTAATTGGGATGTGGTAAGTCGTCGCATTGAATCTGGAAATAAAAGTAAGATATAAATAGTATATGTTAAATTTTTCAGAATTTTTATTAGAAGCTGCTGACTCTAAGCAAAACCTACATCTTACTCATGCTGATGAAGATCTTTATGAGAGAGGAGATGTAGGTGCACGTGCAGCTATAGAATTTCTTAGAGATTTTTCTATTAAAGTGGGTACAAATCATGCTGATCTTACTGTAAAATGGGATGGAGCTCCTGCTTTGTTTGCTGGTTATGATCCTGAAGATGGCCAATTTTTTGTAGGAACAAAATCGGTATTTGCTAAGAATCCTAAAATTTATAAAACAGCTAAAGATATTAGTGATAATGAATCAGGTGGTAAAGCACAAAAACTTCAAGTAGCTCTAAAAGAATTAGCTAATGTTGGTATCCCTAAAGACACAGTACTTCAAGGAGATATGTTATTTACTTCAGGAGATCAAAAATATGAAACAATTGATGGAATCAGATATCTTACAGTCCATCCTAATACAATTGTATACGCTTGGCCTGCTAATTCTGATATCGCTAAGCTCATTAGAAACGCTAACATGGGTATCATTTGGCATACTTCCTACAGTGGTCGCGGTTCTTTGGCTAACTACTCTGCTTCTTTTGGTGTTGATATATCTAAACTTAAAACGTCAAGAAATGTTTTCATGGATGACGCGTATTTTAAAGGGTCTGATATAGGTTTTACAGAAGCAGAACTTAGAGCTTTTAATGTTCATATCAATAAAGCAGAAAGACTAATTGGTGGTTTTGATAAAATAGTTAAAATTATGGACTCAATTCCTTCTTCAGCTGCTGGTGCTAATGTAAAAACATTTATCAATAGTAGAATTAGAGCAGGACAACTTCCTAATCCTAGAACAGCTGCTAAAGATTATATTGAATATCTTAAAACTTATTGGGAAGACAAAGTTATTTCAAAGGTTAAATCTGAAGCTGCTATTAATACTAAAAGAGCAGCTCTGAAACAACTGTTAGATGATCTTAACAAAAACAGACTAACTTTAGTTAAATCGTTTATGTACGTAGATGAAATTACAAAAGCCAAAATGATGGCTATTGATAAGCTCAATTTAATAAATAATCAAAAGGCATTTGTCCTTACTAAAGATGGTTTTAAAGTTACTGAACCAGAGGGTTATGTAGCAATTAACACAGAGAAAGGTGAAGCAGTTAAATTTGTTGATAGATTAAACTTCTCACATTTTAACTTTTCATCTGAATATATTAAAGGCTGGCAACGATGAGTACTGAATTTTACGCAGATTATATTAAAAAAACAACTTTTGACCCTGATACATCTTCTGTTAGACAGAAATTTACTGCTGTGAAAGCAGATGATGTAACAATTGAAATTGATGTTAAAGAAGAAGAAGAACAGTTGCAAGAAGCAGCTACAGATGTGAAAAAGAAGCCAGCTTCTAAAACTCCTAAAGTAGAAGTTCCAGCTACAGAAATTCCAGAAGAGCTTCATGGTGATCAAGATAAATTAGATCATAATAAAGACAAAAAGATTTCTGCTTCAGATATGAAAAAAGTTCGTAAACATGGTCCTGTAGACACAGATGAAGGTTTTTTGGATTCTGTTAAAGGCGCTGTTAGCAGTGTAGGGAATGCAGTAAGCGGTTCAATCTCAGCTAGAAAAGCTAAATTCGGTACTAGTGGAGGAGCTAAATCTGCTTCTTCTATGCGCTCAGTTAATCAGTCTACAGAATATGATAATGGAGACGGTATTATGGAAGGTACATTTAAAGTAGATGTTGAAGGTCTTCCAACAATGTATATTGATGGTTCATCTGCTGGTACCATTAAAGCTCAAATGCGCAAGAAGTTTAAAGATCCTAAAGCTGTTGTTAATGTAGAAAGAATTACATCTACAGAAAAGAAACAAGAGCTTCGTGCTAAAATGTCTGAAGAAGATTTAAACGAGTTAGATAAAAAAACTATGGGGTCTTATGTTAAAAAAGCTGTAAACGATTTAGATAATAGATCATTTACTCAAGGCATGAGA